TCTGGGCGCTGACTGCCTGATGGTTCGCTCCGAGCACCTGCGTGCTTATCGTGCGCTGCTGCGTACCGTAAACGCTGGCCCGAGCGAAATCATGGTGGAGAACTTCGGTCGACCGATGCTGACCCACAACGGCATTCCGTTCATCGTGAACGACTTTATCCCGGTTACTGACGGCGCGGCTCCGATTTACTGCCTGCACATGTCCGAAGAGAACGGCCTGTCCGGTATCTACGGCGGTGACAATGCCGGTATCGTTGTCGAGTCCATCGGCACCGTTCAGGATAAAGACGCAACCCGTACCCGCGTTAAGTGGTACACCGGTCTGGTTAACAAACACGACAAAGCTATTGCAGCTCTGAGCGGTGTTAAAATTTAACCATAAAGATAAGTAAGAAATTACTTATTTATAAGGGTGGGCTTGCGCCCGCCCTTTTTTTTGAGGGAAAGAAATGCCTGAACAAAAAATGAAAATCACGGATGAACAGTTTTCGGATTTCACAGGGACTATGTTCAACACCCCGTTTACCAAATCCATCTCTGATGTACCAATGACGGTCTATCGACAGAATCGGCTGACAGCCTGCTTCCAGTCAAAACCTTACCAAGATCCGCCGCCCGTAATCCACGTCCAGTCCGTTACTGTGGCGCCAGCGAAAGCGTCGGTCACTGTTGATGGCACCGTGCAGCTTGGAGGCTCAATTAAACCGGATAACGCAACCGACCGCTCATTCCATTGGGTGTCGGATAACACAGATATCGCGACCGTTGATTCTTCTGGTCTGGTGAAAGGCGTTGCCGCTGGCACTGTGAAGATCCGTCTTGTTGCTACCGATGGCTCCGTAACAGGTGAAGCCGTTGTTACTGTCGAAGCTCCGGCAGAAGCGGTTGTTTAATTTAAGGGCGCCAGAGGGCGCCCAATTTAGGGTACGAAAATGAAAAGTGCAAAAGTCAAATTACTGGAATCAACCTTCAAAGGATATACCGGTCTCCTGTGCGGTGTTCAGTTTGAAAACGGCGTGTCTGTGAAGGAGTTGCCATTTGTAGATCAGCAGCGTATTTGCGCTTCTATGCGTGCTGAGACTGTTGACGGTCGCAATGTTTCGGCGGCAGGCGCGTACAGCGAACGTTATGCAGTTACAGCGGACAACGTGAAAGAACATGTCGCTGAGCCGGTCGCTAAGATGGAGCGTGGAACTACGGAACCTGGAGTGCAGATTTACACGCGTGAAGAGCTTGAAGCCATTGCTGATAGCGAAGGTATCGCGGGTCTTCGTCTTATCGGCGGCAATATCGGCGTTAAGGCCAAAGGCATTGTTGAGATGATCGATGGAATTCTGAAAGCACAAGGCGGTGTGTAATGGAGCAGCTTGGCGTTTATAAAGACGGGGATGATGTCACGCTTCGCTTTTCTCTCGATGTGATGAGCGCAGTTTCAGCCACTTATTCTGTGAAGGACGCCAGCGGCAAAATCATCACATCCGGCGTGAATGTCCCGGTGACTGATGGGCAGATGTTTGTTGTAGTCACCATTCCGGGTTCAGTGAATGCACTGGAAGAACGTGAGCGCGATTTGAGACGCGTAACGCTGTCTGTTGATGCTGGTGGTGTGTTCATCAACAAAGAACAGCAGTACATCGTTTTACGGAGTTTTGAGCTGTCCGTACCGGGGCAGTCGTTTATTTCGATTGCTGACGCGCAGCTGCAGGCCATCGATATGCTTAATGGCGGTAGTTTGCTGTCAGGTAGCGAGGGTGATTTGCGGAGACAGTTGATTGAGGCGACGAGACGCGTTAAATCGATGTCGTTTTCCGTTCGTCGGATCTTCGGCATTGATTGGGACGATTATGACCGGCCGCAGAACATGCTGGCGACGTCAACTTTGCCTTTCCGCTGGGCGGGGCAGTATACCTCCGACATTGTCGACTGGAGCAAGCTCTCCGACGAGGACTTTATGGAGTTCCCTGAGAGTTTCCGTAGTGCTCTGGCACTGGCCGTCGTTAATGAGGCTAGTGAAATAGCTGGTGGGAATGATATCCAGCGAGCACGTGAAGATGGCATTGTTTCAGAGTCAATTGGGGAGACAACCATTGCATACCGCCAGGGAAAAAGTGCTGTCTCTACAGTTTCTAGAACGACGTGGCGAATTTTGCTGAAGTACATGGACAATCGCGTCATCGTTCGCAGACAGTAAGGCGGGTTAAATGGATATTTCCTGGCAGGTTGAAGGTAGTCTGTATAAAAAAGTCGGCATGGATCTGTACGGCGAGGCTAAATATGAGTTCGCCGCGCCGGTAAAGATGGGTGTCGTGTCGTTCATTGACAGTATGGATAAGACGTCTGTTCGCGCGGATAGCGCGGCCAGTCGTGGTAAGGCGGAAATAGCGCTGTTCGATGCTGTTTTTATCATCCCGATCACTGCGACTGTCGATAAGGAAGATGTGTTGGTAGTCGACGGTAAAAAGCTGCGTATCGTTAGCATACACCGACGATGGGGGCTTCGCGGTCGTCCGGGCCACTATGAGGTTGGGGCGAATATATGGGTTTGAATATAAATACGCTGAATCTGAAGAAGGCCCAGAGTCGACTAAGTAACAGCCAGAAAGCCTATAAACGTGTACTCGTCTCCGAAATGGCTAAGCTCGCGAAGGTGGCCCAGCGTATGGCGCGAGCCATGGCGCCGATGGAAACGGGATCACTGGAGAATGCCATCTTTGCTCGTGTGGTAAAGCAGGGTTATGACAGTCTGCATATTGAGTTAAAGGTGGATGAAAGCCGGCCGCGAGAAAGTAATGGCAGTGTTCATGTCAAGCCTGGTACGACGGTCGGTGATTATGCGCTTTACATGGAGAAGAATAAATACAGGCTCCAGGCTGGTTCCGTGCTGAAACAGATGACCCAGAGTGGCGTGGATGGCCGTCGGGTTAATGTAGGGCGTCGATATATGGAGAGAGCCGTCGAGTACATCCGAAAGCGCTTTCCTGAAATAGTGGAAGACTCGGCCAGAAAAGCCGGATTTGTAAGGAGACGATAGTGTTTGTTGAAGGACTGGCAATGTACCTGGCGAAGAAAGGTGTTGGGAAAGCTGGATCAGATATTTTCATTGATGCTATGCCGCAGAGTGTAAAAACAGCCGTTATGGTGACGTCGGCAACCAGCGGTATTGCTGTCGACGATGAGCTGAGAGGGTTCTACTTTGACTCTATGCTGATTGTCGTGCGTGACATTTCTTTGGCGTCGGCTCAGAAGAAAATGCAGGTGATAAATGATTTGTTTCCTGTCGACAATGTCACGTCAAAGAGTGTTTTTTTTAGGATGCTTCGACCCATGACACTCCCGATTGTGTATCCCCGAAATGATGGTGCTCTGTTCGAGATTGGGCTTCCTGTGGAATTTGCCGGGTATATGTTGTAACTTTCAGGCCGCTTTGCGCGGCCTTTAATTTTTGTTGTCTGGCCGCTCGAACCAATTGAGTATAAAGAAAAATAAATGGAGTGGTTTTAATGAAAAAAACATTCATCGCATTAACACTTTCAGTGACCTTTCTTGTCACCGGCTGCGGCGAAGACAAAATGAAGGATGAGGCTGTTGAGTTTACGAAAGAAGCGATACTGAAGAAGTTGGCAGACCCGGAGTCGGCGTCCTTTTCTGATATCAAGTTCGTCAACACTAACGCTGAGAAGACGCTCCCTATCGGCGAATATATTGTTTGCGGAAAAGTGAAGGGCAAAGATGCTCATGGAGAGGATTTTGAAACCGAGTTTTCTTCGGATTTGATGCTTGAAGTGTCAAAGTTTAATGACGAAAAAAAGGACTTCATGATCGAAGTTTTGCCTCGGTATAACTTTGACACCGGGATCATTGACCGCAGATACTATGATTATGAAATAGCCTGCTCAAAGGGTGTTGAAGCCTTCAAAAAGAATCGTGAAGAAAAGTCCTCATCCAAGTAAATCCTCGTGGGGGAGATATACCCCCACCTCAAAAAGTCTAAGTTGAATTCAAACTCCATCTCGATGTTGTAATATTGAAGTTAGTAAGTATATACTTACTTCCTGTCAAGATGACAAAGCAACGGTAAAAGGAGTTTACCAACAATGGCTAATACCCATGTAAAAAACATCAAATTAGGTGCGTGTGCGGTTTCATTCGCTGGCACCGATCTCGGTTACACCAAGGGCGGCGTAGAGGTTGAAGTCTCCACCGAAACCCTGAAAGTGACCGTAGACCAGCTGGGACAAACCACGATCTCTGAGTTGATTCAGGGTCGTAACATCAAAGTAACCGTGCCACTGGCAGAAAGCGTGCTGGCGAACATGGTTAATCTGATGCCTGGCTCCACCATGTCCACCGACACCAAAACTCTGAGCATCAAATCAGCACAGGGTGTAAACCTGGTTGACGTAGCGCAGCAGCTGATCCTGACCCCGCAGGACGGCACCGACTTCATTCTGACCCTGCCGAAAGCCGCTACTGGCGGTAACTTCACCATGGCGTATAAGTCTGATGACGTTCGTGTGTTCTCTGTGGAGTTCAATGCGTACCCAGATGATACCGGCGTTTTGGGAACTCTTTCTGCCCCAAAGTAGCAGTGACGGGCGTGACCGTCGCGCCGACTTCAGTATCGGTCAAAGTGGGTGCAACAGCTGCGCTGACTAAGACGATTGCCCCGTCAAACGCAGATGAGCAAGGTGGGACATGGACTTCGAGCAACCCAGCTATCGCAACCGTCGACGCCAATGGCGTTGTGAGGGGCGTAGCGGTAGGTAGTGCGAAGATTACGTTTACCACTAAGGACGGCTCAATTGTGTCTTCACAAGTGACCGTAACCGTAACCGCTGCTTCTTAATAGCAGTCTGTAAGAGGGTTCAGGAGAACCCTCAGTTTAAAAGGATTTTTGAAATGACTAAGTTACTGGATCTGGATTCCATTCTTCCGCCGAAAAAAGAAATCAAAGTGGCTGGAAAAACCTATGCCGTCGCGGAAATGACTGTCGGTCTGTTCGCCAAAGTTAAAGCCTTTGAAGGCAAAGACATCGAAGCTATGTCAATGCTGGATCAGGTTGAAGCTTATGCCGAACTGGTGGCCGAAGTCATTCCTGACGTACCAAAGGAAGTGATTAATCGTCTGAGCATCCCGCAGCTGCAGCAGATCTTTTCTTTCGCCATGGAACAGGCAGAGGAAGAGAACGAAGCCGCGGCCGGAGAAGACGTAAAGTAATTTCCCGCGAAGAGGAATCCGGCGTCGTCACTGTCTCGATAGACTTCGGATTCTATTTCAGCCGAGTTATTGCTTATTACGCCATTCCGCCGCGAGAGATTCTAAAGCTGCCGCTGGCAACCTTCTGGATGCTTAGCTGCAACATAGACCGCCTAAAAGCCGAGGATGACCTGAGAGTATTCCAGGTGTCACGGCTTTCTCAGGCGGGGGCGGAAGACGCTACGGCGTTTATGGAGGGTTTGCAATACCGGATAGGAAGACCAGTCGTAACCGATAAAGTCTACGATCCATCGAAAGCAAAAGCAGACCCTGACGCCAAAGAGCAATTAATGGAAATCTTTGGAAAAATAGGATAAGGGAATGTCCGATATTGTAGATTTTAAATTGACGTTGAATGACAAGGAGTTTTCAACGTCAATTAAAAACGCGGGAAATTTGTTAGAGACATTCGGTAAAACGGCCTCTAATAACTCCAAAAAAATGTCCTCTCTTGAACGGTCTGTCGTCGCCACAGGCCGTTCGTTTTCAGTTCTAAGCGTCTCCCTTGGTAAAGGCGCGGACAAAATGGAAGACTTTGCGGCCGGCACTGAACTAGCCAGCCAAAGTCTTCGAGCCATCCGTGAAAACATCGCCGCCATCAACCGTAGTCTGTCCGTCTTCTCGACGAGAGTAGATCAGACCAGCGGTAAAGTTGGTGCGCTGACTTCTGTACTGAAGAAGGCTCAGTCTGAGCTTTTGGATTTCGCTGATTTCGCGGATCACGCCGGCAAATCTGCCAAAAGCTTCTCAAACCATGCCTCAGACATGGGTAACACCACATCGTCACTGAACCGCCGTTTGTCGAACACCAGCAAAGTATTAGATCGCTGGAAAGGGACAACTGACAAAGCGGCAGACGGGCTTAAAAACGTTCGTGACCAGATGGATGCCGTCATCGATCGCCAGAAGTCACTGAGTGGGAGAATCCTTGGTGGCGGTCGAGTAGGTGGCTCTGGCGGTGGCAGAGGTAATTCGGGTGGCGGTCATGGACGCTCTGAGAACGGTTTGTTCGAAGGGCTGCGAGGCAATATTTTCCTTCTGGGGGAAATTGGCGACGCTGCTCGAACCGTTAAAGAAATGCTGTTCGGATGGCAACAGCCGCTGATTGAAGCCATGAGCAAGATGCAAAACACGCGCATCTTACTGCAGGGTCTGGAGAAGGACGCAAAGAATCCGCAGGATGCTGCCGAGAAAGACATGAACTTCATCATGGGGCTTTCGGAAAAGGTTCACGTTTCGCTCGATGCAGTATCTGATGCATTCGTGAAACTGAAGTCTGGCGGTATCGATCCAACGACGGGATCGCTAAATGCTCTGGTTAACTCCGTAGCTCAGTTTGGTGGTGATTCGGAAATCCTGAAGCGCGCGGCGATAGCGATTCAGCAGATGTCGGGCAAAGGCGTTATCTCTATGGAAGAGTTGCGTCAGCAGTTGGGTGAGGCTGTTCCTACTGCAATGCAGTCGATGGCCGACACTATGGGCGTCAGCATGGCGAAGCTCGTCAAAGACGTTTCTTTGGGAGCCGTTGAGGCGAAGTCTGCTCTTGATATGCTTTTCCTCGGCATGGAGATTGATAGCGCCGGCGCGGCAGATCGTCTGTCTCATTCGTTTACCGGCGCATTGGCTCAGATGCAGACGGCATTTATGCGCTTTTCCGATAATATGGCGAAGGGCGGGTATCTCGACGCATTGTCCGATGGCTTAAAGCAGCTATCGACTTATCTAAACACAACCGAAGGTCAGTTATTCGCCTACAACTTCGGCCAGGGCATGACTGCTATCGTTAAGACATTGACGGACATGGCCTCGTGGATTGGGAAGAATATTGAGCTGGTCAAAACCATTGCTCAAATTGTCGGCTTAGGCATGGGTTTCAAACTTTTGAAAACCATCGTTACCGGTTCACTAGGCACTGCTCTGGAGATGTTCTCTTCATTGAACAAGTCTCTTGGTCTGGCGACCAAAGGGGTGACGAGTTTCCTCTCGGTAACAGGCAAAATAGTTCAGGATATTCGTAACTTCGGTTTGTTTGCTGCGGCGGTGATTAACATCACAGAAGCCATTCGCGGCGCAAAAACTGCGTGGCTGGCGTTTACAGCTGTTTTGCAATTTAACCCTATCATC